CCAGTATCCTGTCATCTTATCTACCCACTCTTTGTTTGACTGTCCCCACATACGGCTTATTAGACCAGAACGTGCAGCAGCACGGTCAATATCCACAAGGTTAGGAGTAGTCATAAACGGATTAAAGTCAGATGGGATAGATCCAATATCTTCAAAGTCATCTGCAAAATTTCCTACGGAAAACTTAGCATCGCCCTTGTTAATAGTTTGATTAACAATCTTTTGACCGGCTTCAGTAAGGTTTAGGCCACGTGCTTCTGCAATAGTTCCCCAAAGACCCTTGACCATTTCTTTGCGCTCACCCATACTGGTTGTCGCTTCAAAAGTTTCAGCAATCATCTTTGAATCTTGCTTAGGTAAGACCAAACGCGCTAAACGGTAGACCTGAGTAGAGGCATCCTTTTCCATAACGTTAAAGACATCATCTTTGAACATAGGAGCAATGTTAAATTTAGCCTTAAATCTATCTAAACGTGCGCCAATGGCTAATGATGGCAAACGAGCAAAACCTTTTTGGTTTGTAAGGTCTTTAACCTTTGCCCCAATAACAGTTCCATCTTCAGATACTGCCTTACGGATTCCATCTGTGTCAGATAGAGGGCCATATAGGTCATCAATAATGCGTGGCGCAAAACGGTCAATGTTAATTAACTTATTAGATGTAGTAATAATATTTATTCTAGCTTTACGTGTAGCATCTAAAGTAGGAAGGATTACTCGTTTGCGACCAACTGCTCCTTTGAGCATATTGACTGATTCTTCTGTATTAAGCAGGAAGGCTTTTGCTGTATTAGCATCTACCACTTCTGACTTCTGAAGAACCTTAATTACTTCTGGACCAAACTCAGGAGCTAATAATTTAAGTTCATCTCTTGCAGCAACTAAGTCTTTGCCTTTGCCGCTAGATCTCTGTAGATAAGAATACTTATCTAGTGCGGCTCCGTATTGATCCCAGAAAGCAACAGTAGCTGGCTTGGCAAAGTAATCGTTTACCTTTTCGCCTTTAGCCATTACATCTAAAGAATACTTACTAATTGTGTATAAAGACTTTACCTTTGATGCTACAACAAGTGGATCAGCGAATAAACGGAAAGCAGTATCTGTAGTTCCGGATACAAGACCGTACAAGAAGCCATTCTTCTCAAGAGTCTCAGGAAGAATAGCATTAGCTAATTGACGTCCTGGTGAGAACTTTGCTCTATCTACCTCAGCAAGAACGTCATTAAATAAACCACGTTCTTCTTCAATGTTGGTTACATTTGGGATGACCTTGTTATTAGGATCAGCCAACATAATATACTTGCGTTGTTCAGGAGTAGCGGTAGCAAGCAACTTGCCTACATCTTCGCCTGACTTAATGCGCATAGCAATATCTACAGCATCTAATCCGTACTTTGATCTTGCCTTGTCAATACGGCCTTCATTGTAAACCTTGTCACCTTTATCGTTAGCTTGGTCCCAAGCAAAGCCAACTTCGCCTTGTGACATTGGGATAGCAACAGCACGATAGGTACGTGTAGCAAGATCAGATAGTTCTACAGCGCCTTTGAAGGCAAGAGTAATTGGGTTGTACTTAAAGGCAGTACTTAGCCATCCTTGAGATGGCTTTTCCAACGGATCTTGTGTACCAAACTTCTTTACTAGATCTTGTTGCTGGTTTGTTGGCAGCTTAGAATACTTTGCTTGCGCGACTTCGGCAGGCAAGTTGGATAATTCTTTATGGACAAAGAGAGCCTTGACTAAATCGTCAACTTGTTTCTTTGATTCACCCTGTAAATTTGCGGCTAGCGCTGCTGCTTTGATGTTGTCAGCCATCAATTACCTTGCGCTAGTGCTTCTTGGTACAACACTGCAATTTCGCCAGTGGTGTCATAAGGTAACAGTTGTACTAGAGAATCTGAAAGTTTTACGGTGTTCTTCTTCATCATTAAAGCTGAAGATCCAGCACCTGCACCCTTGTCAATACCTGCTGTTACCGGTGTATTAGGTTGAGCAGTTGGTGCAAATAATTCTGTAATCGGTGATTGTGTTGCAGCGTCGCGTACTTCAGCGGCTGGCGTTGGGCGTGTGTCTGGAGTCTTTGAAAGAGGCGCACCTGACTTAATTGCAGCGGTGTCTACGCCTTCACCGTATGAAGTTGAACCCATACGCAAACTATCTGTTCGGACCGCATAAGGTCCAGGACCTGAAACGCCGGCCAACGGATTCATTGGTGTATCAGCCATCTGTTTCTTCTCCTAACTTTTCTAAATCTGCGGTCATATCTTCCCAAGCACGATGAGTTCGAGTCTTTTGGTTAGAATGATAAATGGATAGTTCCATTAGTTCACTGGTCATAGCCTCAAATGTTTGGGCTAAGTTATGAATAAAACCTGTAAGTATTACTAAGAAATCAGAAGGGCGTACTGGGCGAGGAATGTCATTATTATCGTTCATCACCCAGTACACCTTTCTAGTAAATTAAGCCTTCTTGCCTTTGCGAGCTGGTCCGGCATAACCGAATTTTACATCGCCTGCACCTGCTGGTTTAGGAGCCTTAGTATCAATCTTTACTGGTTGTACTGAAGCTGGAGCCTGTGTTCCTTTGTTCATTTTGCACCTCCTTCGGTTATGCTGCGCCGGTGATTCCGGCTAGTAGTGACGCTATATCGGGTTTTTGACCAGCAGCAGGGGCCATACCAGCTTGTGGAGTTGGAGGTTGCTGCGAGGCAGGAGCGGAGGCCGCACCTGCTGCTGGAATCATTTGTTCAGCGCCAGGCATACCTGGCATCTGTGGTGGCATCTCTGGTGCTGGAGGTGGAGCAAATGCTTTCTCAACTACAGACTCTAGTGAGAGGCCCTTTTGCCGACCTTGGATAACAGCTGCGATGCGGCTGACAATTTCTGAAGGGTCTTGGCCTTGCGCTGCCAAGGCAGGAATAGCCTGAGCATATTGAGCCACAGATACACGCAGAGCATCACGCATTTCTTCAATGTCAACGCGTTGTTCTTCTTGAGATACATTTAGATCCATTGGAATCTCGCGGCGTACGTAATCACGAGATACAAGTTTGTCGGAACGCATTTGTAGCAAAGCAATAATGGCACGGCTTGGATCCATACCAGACATAATTCCGTAACGTACATCTACGCCGTACTCGCCTTTAATATCACGAGATGGTGTGTACTTTAATACATACGGTGTGCCGTCTTCGGAACCCTTAATTGTCTTTTGAGTATTAGGGAATAGTTTCTCATCTACTTCAAAACAGAGTCCGAGAAGATCAGAAAACATCCGAGCAAACTGTGCCTGTGCGGATTTAATTTGAGTATCAAAACCAGCTTGCAACTCTTGAACACCACGACCAGTAATAACACTTGCGTTGATGTTTCCGGAACGCGATTCTGGATAACGAGCGCCAAGGCGTAGTTCACGTTCTAGTGCTCCAGATTCTGCGAATAGTCCTGGTGGTAAGTCTAGGCTAACTCGACGAATGTTCTGAGGTTGAGCCGAACGCATAATAGAGTCAGGACCGAGAGCCAGTTCTTGCACATCTTGTGGAATAGCAATAGGTGCTTGGATTGACTTCTCTGCTGCTTGGATCTGAAGGATCGCAAAGCGAGCACGAGCGAGTTGAACTGAGAGTACATCATCGAATTGTCCACGAGCTTGACCATCAAGGGAAGGTCGGACTGCCACTTTCGCTAGACACTTACCAATTGGATTTGGTGTACGGGCAAGAGTTAAGTTCTTACGCTCTGGTAGGAAAATTAGATCCTGGTCAGCATCGTGGTAACGGATCATCGTGATATAAGGGCTACCTTGTTGGTAGTTATTCTTAGCCAAGATCTGATCGGCATACTCTGGATACTGAGCCGCTAGGGACTCACTGTCAATGTTAACTACCTGAGTTAATGAGATGGTGCGACCAAAGCGATCCATCTCTGGGTATACGCCCCAAGGGTTTAGTAGGCGAATACGTGGATTATTAGAATCATAATCCATCTCAACTAAGCCAACCATCATACCGTAGGTGTTGTACCAGTCAGCTGCTTCGTACATTTGTAGTTGTAATTCTGAAAGCGAAGCGTAGAAATTAGCAATACGGGTTCTAGTATCAGCAGCTTTACGCGCTGAGTCTGAAACCATATTGGCAGCAGAGCAGTTAAAGGATGGCAGTGGTGCCATTGCCTCTGCCAAGTCACGTGCTGCTACATCAATGAAGTTAGCAACGAGTGGCTTTGGGTAATCCTCTGAGAACATAGAAGGATAAACCTTGGAGAGATCTCCTTGACGCACCGAAAGCACATCGCGCATACGTTGGTCGCGGGATGCAAACTTGGTCTGCAAGCGACCTAACTTCACGTTAACTTCTTTTGGTGTTAACAATGGGACTCCTTAGATGAACTGCTTGTTTTGATCTAGTAGTAGTTGATCTAGGTTGACCACTACGCGCTTAGATTTTTCTGAACGTGATAGAAAAGGATTCTTCAAATGATGGGTTGTGTACATACCGTGATTGAGCATCTCGCGTGCTCGGATCTCACAGAACCAAAGTGCCATTACTAAGTCAGTCTTACCCTTAGTAGTTGGCGTCCAAGTAATCAACTGCTCGATAAGAGCCTTGACGTTCTCGGTTTGATCGCTAGGTAGGTGGATCAAATTATCTCGGTGGTGCTTGCCATCGGCTTGCTTAGTACCAAAGAGGGTAGCCATAGAAGCTACGCCGAAACCTGAATCCCACTTATTAGATCCGGTGTGGTGTTCTTTTAATAGAACTCCGCGTGATGCTAAAAATTGACGGATGCCTTCATCTTGAGTTAAGAACGCCTGGAAAGCGTTCTTCTCAATAATCCATTCGCTAGGACCGTAGAGTGAAGTCCAGTTAAGAATAATGTCGCGGATCTGCTGTGGGCTTGGACGGCTAATCTTCAAAGCATCTACGATGTAGCGCTTAGAAGTTGTGCGGTCAATGGCATAACAGATAGCAGCGGTATCTCCAACAATGGCTGGGTCCATACCGCAAATAATTGTGAAGCCTTGTAGATCCTTCGGGTGTCCTGGGCTACCTGGTTCTAATCGTCCAGACTTTCGCATACCGTCAATAGAGCCACGAACACATACTGGGTCAAAGGCAGCGTTTTCAGAAACGTCCTGTTGCTGGTAAACCAAAGCCCAGGTCGAAGCATCCATAGCTTGGCGTTCGTTGTAAAGGTTGCGACCATTCCATCTAGGGTATAGGCCGTCTTCGTTCTTATCATTTTCTTCTTGCCCATCAAATGGCGCATCAGATGCTGGCCAGAGGGTTTCCCATTTATCAGGATCTTCGTCCGGCGTTAAAAGCGCCGGCATCGCCAAATACTTCCAAGGGACTAAGCCACCTGGGTAGCGGTCTTCGGAACGTAGTTCGCGGTACAAGTCTACAGAGGCAACGCGAGTTCCAATAATAATTAACTTACCAGTAGGGTTAAGACGAGATCGCACGTCTTGGGTTAACCACTTGATTTGCCGTTCAAACTCATTGGCGTTCTTCAGAGTTACAGCATCGTCTACAATAATCATATCGGCACGCTTGCCGTAGATCTGACCACCGATACCGACGGCCTCAATGTTTGGATCTTTTTCTGAGGATTCTCTGAGTTCGTCACCGAAGGTGATACGGGTTGCCTGCCACGAAGCAGACTTAGAGTTAAACCCTACGCCAGCAGCAAAGGCGGTCTGAAGTTCTTCATACATTGGATGGGTCAGACGTTGCTTAATGGCGTAGAGAAAGTCAGCAGCTAACTGCTGCGTTTGGGAGACTATCAGTACTCGAAAGTTAGGGTTGCGGCAAACCTGCCAAGTTACATAGTCAACCGTAATGGTAATTGACTTGGCGTGGTTCGGCGGGATATTTACTAGGATACGGTTATTAGCCAGACCCTTTTCAAACTTCATACTAGGATGGAGCCAGCTAGGCTCACGGCCTTCGATTACATCAACGATATTCTGCTGGTGCGGGAATGTCTTAGAGTGTAGAAACTTCTGGCGGAACTCTGCAAAGGACATATCGTGGACATCGCCGGAGGCGAACTGCTTGTCCTTTAGTCCGAGCCTAGTACGGTCAATCTTATCCGCGAAGATCTTATCGGAGCGACGGTAATACTCATAAGTCTTCATAGACTTACCGGCTGATGAACAAGCCGCGTCTATGGTCATACCTTCTGCTACACAGCCAAGGATGATTCGCTTGGCTATGTCTGCTGAATTGTCAGCCATTACTTAGCCTTCTTTGTTGTGGCTTTCTTTTTAGCAGCCTTCTTTTCTTTTTCAATCTTCAAGCGAGCCGCTTCAGCGGCTACGGTTGCAGCAATGGCCGAAAGGCCACCGACTGCTGTGCCTTTTCTTTTACCAGCTTTGTAGGCACGTTCTTTAGTGGCAGTTGCCTTTTCAGCGTTTAGTTCTTTCTGACGCTGGTACTTAGCCTTATTAGCTTCCATTTTATCAAGATCCTTAGCCACGTAACTCTTGGCTGCTTTATCTTGTTTTTTAACGGCACGTCTAGTGCCGCCTTCTAAAGTCTTAGGCCGGACGGAATAAGCACCAGGACCTTTAGCAGCTCCGCTGCCACCGCCTGGGATTGCCCCTACGTTTTCTCTGGCCATATTGGTCTCCTTTGAAGCGCCGTGAATGGCGCGAAATGTCATTTCTTTTACTAGGCAAGGTATTGCCTGAACCGGAATCTGCGATTCCGCCTTACTAGGCTGAGTATGCGATTTATACTAGGCGTAGTATAGATAGACCCCACCCCACTAAAAAGCACCGCAGTCGGGAGTAAACTCCCGAGCGAGCCACAGCGAAGTGAGGGGTAAGTCAGTGCTCGGCCTAGGGGCCTCGCTAGAGGCCAACCTTTCGTCGCAAAGCTAATCAACCCCGCTTTGCTCC